TTATATAAAGAAAAAGTACAACAATTAGAAGATGAAGTCATACCTGTGGGTATAATGCCTGAAAGAGAAGAAGGTAATCATCCGTTCGGAGTAGGGTGGGAAACCTATAGATTTAAATAAGTATAAATAAGTATATTGAGAAAAACCTTATTATGAATAAATCTTATAATTAACATGAAGGAGTTTAGATGGCTAATCTAGTTTCGCCTGGAGTACAGGTAAAAGAAATCGATTTGACCAATGTCGTTCCGTCAGTATCATCAACAATAGGAGCTATGGCCGGCGCGTTTACGTGGGGTCCGGCGAATGAGATTGTTACTGTTACATCAGAGACGGAATTGGTCGAGAAATTCGGAAAGCCAGATGCGAGCACATTCGAAAGTGTTTTGTCTGCTAGCCAATTTCTGAGCTATGGCAACAATTTAAAAGTTGTCAGAGCAGTTGGAACTTCAGCACGTAACGCGACAGCGTCAGGTACTGGAATTCTAACACAAAACAAGACCGTATTTGACGGTCAATCACCTGCAGCAGGAGACTATGTGCAAGCTAGATGTCCTGGTGTTAGAGGTAACTCAATAGGTGTATCAATCCTTACTGCTGGTCAAACAGGTACAGCATTTCAGCTAGCTAACGCTGAGTCAATTCCGGGAACATCTCCTGGAGCAGCAGCAGTTGGTGGTTCATTAGATGAAATGCACGTATGGGTTTATGACGCAGATGGTACAATAACCGGTACTATCGGAGCAGTACTTGAAAGTTGGACTTATCTATCACAAGCTAGTGATGTTAAAGATACAGATGGTTCTACTTTATATTATCATGATGTTATCAATAACGGATCTGAGTGGATCTATTTTGGTAATCACAAATCAACAATGACTAAAGCGGGTCAATCGGCTACAAGCAATGCGTTTGTTGCTGTAGCTTCGTTTTTTATCGTCTTATCGGGCGGCGTTGAAGATAACGCGCTAACTGTAGGTGAAACTACAGCAGCGTATGGTCTATTCTCTGATGCAGAGACAGTAGACGTTAACTTAGTGTTCCAAGCAAACTCAGGATTGAGTGCAGCTGATACAAGAACATTAAGTAATTATATAACTGCACAATGTGCAGCAAGAAAAGATGCGGTAGGCTTTGTCTCTCCTGAAAGAGCGGCAACGGTAAACGCAGCGGCACCACTTACTGCGGTAGCAGCATGGAGAACAGCATTAACTTCAACGTCTTATGGCTTTGCAGATAGTGGTTCTTTATATGTGTATGACAAGTACAATGATGTATATCGTTGGATTTGTGCGGCAGGATCAACAGCAGGACTAACAGCTAACGCTGATTTAGTTGCGGATGCTTGGTTCTCACCGGCAGGTTTTACACGTGGTAACGTTCGTAATGTTACTAAACTAGCATGGAACCCTAATCAAGCGGATAGAGATGCACTATATAAAACGGGTGTTAACCCTATAGTGACTTTCCCTGGTCAAGGTACAGTGTTGTTTGGTGATAAAACAATACAAGCTAAGCCGAGTGCATTCGATAGAATCAATGTTAGGAGACTATTCATTGTTCTTGAGGAAGCAGTAAGTACAGCATCGAAAGCATCATTATTCGAATTTAATGATGAATTTACAAGGGCACAATTTAGAAATATGGTTGAGCCTTTCTTAAGAGATGTTCAGGGTCGTAGAGGTATTACAGACTTTAGAGTTGTTTGTGATGGTACTAATAATACTGGTGCTATTATTGACACGAACAAGTTTGTTGCAGACATTTATGTTAAACCTGCAAGATCGATTAATTATATCACACTAAACTTTATCGCTACTCGTACGGGTGTAGAGTTTACTGAAATCGCAGGAGGTAATTAAAGATGGCAATATTAGGCGTAGATGATATGAAAGCCAAGCTAATTGGTGGCGGTGCTAGACCTAATCTATTCAAAGTTACAATGGCTTTCCCAAGTTATGTAACTGCGAATGTAGAATTGGCATCATACATGTGTAAAGCGACAAGTATGCCAGCATCGCAAATTGCGGCAATCGAAGTTCCATTTCGTGGCCGTCAGTTGAAAGTAGCTGGTGACAGAACGTTTGATCCATGGTCTGTGACTGTGATTAACGATACTGACTTTAATGTACGTAATTCTTTTGAACAATGGATGAACGGTATTAACCAACATAAACAGAATACAGGTTTAACACAGCCTAGTTCTTATATGGCGGATATGATCGTTGAGCAATTGGACAAAGATGGTACAACAAAGAAAACTTATAACATTCGTGGTGTTTTCCCAACTAACTTAGGAGCTATTGAACTAAGTTATGAAACAGGTGACACAATCGAAGAGTTTGAAGTTGAAATGCAAGTTCAGTATTGGGAGTCTAATAAGACAACGTAAATCATCGATATAACATTAAGGAGTGCCCTCGGGCACTCTTTTCTAAGTGTTATAAATAATATTTAGGAAAGAGTGTTAAAGGAATATTAAATGGCAGAAAACGACGGAAGATCACTATTCGGTTTCCAATTTAAAAGGAAAGCAATAGAGACAAACAAAAAACCGGTATCATTCGCAGCGGATAATGAGGATGGTGCATACGAGATATCACCGACCGGTGGCTATTTTGGCCAGTACATGGATGTACATGGAGACAAATTTCAATCAGACAAAGACTTAATTATGAAATACCGTTCGGTAGCTTCATATCCTGAAGTAGATATGGCTATTGAAGATATATGTAATGAAGCAATTACAGAAGAAAGCGGTGTCATAGCTAAGCTCAACCTTGATAACTTAGATCAATCAAATAAAGTTAAAGAACTTATACAAGATGAATTTGAAAGGATACTTAGTTTAACTAATTTTAAAGATACAGCATACGATATATTTAGACGTTGGTATATTGATGGACGTTTATTCTATCATGTTATTATTAATGATTCAAAGCTTGATGCTGGTATATTTGAGATGAGACAGGTTGATCCTACAAAAATTCGTAAGGTCAAAGAAACTGAGAAGGTTAAAGATCCTAAGACTGGTGCTGAGCTTGTAAAAGAGGTAGGACAATATTACCTATATCAAGATGATCAGATGACACAATCTGGCGAAGGATTACGTATTAATACTGATGCTATTATTCAGGTTAACTCAGGAATGTTAAATGAAGAACGCAATAAGGTTATTGGCTATTTAAATAAAGCTCTTAAACCTATTAACCAATTAAGTATGATGGAAGACTCACTTGTTATCTATCGTATATCGAGAGCACCTGAACGTAGAATATTTTATATAGACGTTGGTAATTTACCTAAGCAGAAAGCTGAAGAATATTTAAATAATACGATGAACAGATATCGTAATAAGGTCGTATATGATCCTTCTACTGGTAATCTAAAAGACGAAAAGATTCATCGTAATATTATGGAAGACTTTTGGCTACCTCGTAGAGAAGGTGGTCGTGGTACTGAAATCGATACTCTACCAGGTGGACAAAACCTTGGTGAGATCGAAGATATTCAATACTTCCAACAAAAATTATATAGGGCATTAAATGTTCCTATGTCAAGATTGACTGAAGCAGATGCATTTTCTGTTGGTCGATCTTCAGAAATTACGCGTGACGAACTTAAATTCCAGAAATTTATTGATCGTTGCCGAACTAAATTCTCAACATTATTCTATGAAGCACTGAAGAGGCAATTAATCCTTAAAAAGATTATTGTGCCAAGTGACTGGGTAAATATCCGTGAAGATATTGTTGTAGAATATTCCAGAGACAATTACTATGCTGAACTTAAGGATGCTGAAATTCTTAAAGAACGTATAGAAACAGTTCAAATGATGGACGAATATATTGGTACGTTCTGGTCTAAAGACTGGGTACGTAGAAATATTCTTAAGTTGACTGACGATGAGATCAAAGATATTGCGAAGCAAAACATCGATGATCCTGTTACTCCAGATGACTTTAACCCTGATTTGGCACGTGGTACGATCTAATTACGGGTCGTATTACAAAAAGTTTACTGGAAATAAACATTTTTATAAATACTTAACAGAGAGATTATGAGCACAAAAGACTTAATTGATAATATAAAATCGGGCGATGCGCAAGCAAGCAACAATACTTTTAATAGTATTATGCATGATAAATTGATTGGCGCATTGGATACACATAAACAAGAAGTTGCTTCTAAAATGTATGGAGCATCTGATGACGCTCCTGTGGTTGAAGAACCTGCTGCGGAGACGGAAGTCGAAGTAACAGGAGAACAAGAAGCAGATGCTGACGTTTAAGGAATCATTTAATGAAGTAGTAGAAGCTAAATTAAAGCTCGGTGGTGGAGAAAAAGTTGTCAAGCAGATGAAAAAGCTTGGCAAAAAGAAAAATATTGAGGCAGTTATAACACAGCAGAAAATTAAAGGTGGGAAGTTTAACCTGTATATAGACGGCCTCAAGCTTGATGTTTATGATAATCAAGCAGCTGCTGAGAAAGCAGTAGCAGAATTCATCAAATTAATGGGAGCATAAATGAAGTTAATCACAGAATATACTCAGACGCAGCTTGGATATTCTATTCAAGAAGCAGCGGATGGCACAAAGAAAACCTTTTTAGAAGGTGTCTTTATGCAAGCTGAGAATAAGAACAAGAATGGTAGAATTTATACCAGAGAAGTTCTTAC